TGTCTGGGTATTCGCCAGTGCCGCAGCTAGAGATGCCGCAGTTACATCACCACAAGAAGGCAACTTTGCTTATCTTAAAGATACAAATGTAACTACATATTACACTGGTAGTGCTTGGGCTAATTTAGATACTACTGGCATGACCAACCCAATGACTACTACAGGCGACACAATTTATTCTTCTAGCGGATCTACTCCAGCACGCCTTGGTATTGGAACAACTGGTCAAGTTTTAACTGTTGCAGGTGGAGTGCCAAGTTGGGCTACTGCTACTGCAGGAACAAAAAGTTACACTTTAATAAATACTGGTGGAACCTCTTTAAGTGGTTCCTCAACTACAATATCATCACTATCAGGTTACAATTATTTGTTTGTTCATATTGATAGCGCAACAGCAAATACTGCTGCAAATTTTAGATTCAGAATGAATGGTGATACAGGTTCAAATTATTACGCAGCAACTGGTGATGGTGATACGAATGCTTGGACCGCTGTTACAACAACTGGTGCCTCTGGTGGAGTTGCTAGCGAACATTTTATTTTCATTGATGCCGCTAACTCAACAGGAATTAAACCGTTTTGGTTTTCAGCAGTGGTTCAAGCCGTTGGAGTTTCAAATGGTGCTGGATATTATGGTGGAACATCTGTAATTTCTAGTTTTACTTTTCTTCCTAGTTCAGGATCATTTACTGGTGGAACAATCAATATATATGGAGCAAACTAATATGGCTAAACCAATAATAAGAATACACAATACCGAAACAAATGAAGTTATTGACAGAGAAATGAATGATGCCGAATTTGCTCAATATCAAGCAGACCAAGCAGAAAATGCTATACGTCAAGCCGAAGCCGAAGCAAAGGCGCAAGCTAAGGCAACAGCCGAAGGCAAGTTAGCCGCACTTGGTTTGACTACCGATGATTTAAGGGCTTTAGGTTTATAGCACAATCTTGAGGAAGTGTGGCAAATGAAACCATGGCTATGTGCAAGCGGTGTACAGCTACGAGATCAGATTGATACCTGGTACCCAGATCGTCGCACTACCAATTGCGGATGGTTGGGCGATGCTCGTCATGCCACCAGAAAATCGGATCATAATCCAGACGCAGGTGGGTGTGTACGAGCCATTGATGTTGATTCTCGCTTGGATACATCCGAAGGGATCTCAGTATATTTGGCTGACCAGATCAGAATATGCGGCAAGACCGATAAACGCATTTCTTACGTGATCCACAACGGCATGATTGCTAGCAAAATACTCAATTTTAAATGGCGCAAGTACAAGGGTTACAACAAACACACAAAGCACATACATATTAGTTTTACAAAGTTAGGCGATAAAGACTCTAAGCCGTTTGATATACCACTACTGGGAGGCAAGTTATGAAACTAACAAAGAAACACAAGGCAGCAATTAAGTCTTATTTAAGGGCTGTAGCAGCTAGCGGTATAACCGTGGTTCTGGCTATTGCTGCTGATATACACCCTGCCTATGCCACATTATTGGGTGCCGTTGTAGCACCTCTAATTAAAGCTGTAGATCCTTCTTCTGGTAAAGAAGTTGATTATGGCATCGATGCGAAATGAGTCCAGCAGAATGGGCTGGCTTTGGGGCTGGCGTGTGCGCCGTGCTAACAAGTTTATTAGTGGGTCTGCGCTTTCTTATTAAAGGCTGGCTTAACGAATTGAGGCCCAATGGTGGCCAGAGTATGAAAGATCAATTAACTCGATTAGAACAGCGTGTTGATGACCTATATTCTCTAATGAGTAAGCGACAATTGTGACGTGGCTGACACCAGACGTAGGCGTAAGAAAGTTAATAAACGCATAGTACGTAAATCCCCTGAGCCGTTGTCTAAAATAGATCAACACTATATTGCTATGAACGAGATCTACAAGGCAGCACGCAAGGCAGGATTTAGCGAGAGTTGTGCGCTGTACTTTGTATCAGATAGGGCAACCATGCCCGACTGGGTAATAGGCGATGGCGGCATCATACCTAGTATCGATCCTACTGAAGAGGGTGAAGATTAAGCGTTGGCTTGTAATCTCAGATTTACAGGTACCGTACCAGCTAGACTCTGCGGTAAAGAATATAATCAAACTGGCCAGGCGAGAGAAGTTCGACTCGGTATTGGTGGTCGGCGATGAGATTGATTTCCAGTCAATTAGTAAATGGAGTGAAGGCACACCTCTGGCTTATAGTGAGGACCTACACGCTGATCGTGAGCTATGTAAGCAGATCCTTTGGGATATCGGTGAGTACAGCCCAGAAATGCATATTATCCGCAGCAATCATACTGATCGCCTATACAACACTCTTCTAAAAGTCCCTGGGTTAATAAACCTTCCAGAACTGCAATACCCAGCCTTCATGGGCTTTGCCGACATGGGCATGACCTACCATCGCAAGGCCTATGAGTTTCACCCTGATTGGGTACTTTGCCACGGTGATGAGGGAAGTATGAGCCAGCACGCAGGTATCACAGCTTTAAACCTGGCTAAAAAGTTTGGTAAATCAGTTTTGGCTGGACATTCGCACAGGCTGGGCATGTCTGCCTACACAGAGGGCGTAAACGGCCACCACAGGGCCTTGTATGGGGTAGAGGCTGGGAACCTAATGGATCGTAAGAAAGCGGGCTATATTCGCTATAACAGCGCGAATTGGCAAAATGGCTATGTTATACTAGAAGCCGCAGGTAAGACGCTAACACCTACGTTAGTGCCTATCGATCCGAAGGATGGCTCATTTACCGCACTGGGCAGGTATTACGGGTAAATCGTTACCAAATCGTTATACAAATACGCCCCAAAACTATCCACAAAGTCGTACACAGATGCAATACTTCTCTCGTGCCAGACCGACTGGCGCAGGAAGTAGGGCTACACATGAAGATACAAATAGACCTAAAGGCTGCTGATTTTGAACAGCTATGGATCAATTCAATGGAATGGCAAAACAACGACTGGCAAAAACAAGCTGATCGTTTTGAACCAAACCCATTATTTACCTGGCAATACGCGTACTGGTTTGATAACTACGCTGCTTTAAAAATGGCAGAGGGCTTTATAGCTGGCTTAGGTAAAAACTACGCTATACACAGCGACGAGAATACGGGCGACTGGGTAATGCTAACTAACTACGCTAGTCCATGCCACCTACGCAAGACACTGGTGAACGCATGATTGAGACAACGGCACCCTGGATTGTTCTTTACTCCGTATTAGGTTATTTTATTCTTTGGGGCGTTTATTCAACCATCAAAGATAATGCGTTCCAGGCTGGGTACTGGAAAGGCCGTAAAGACGGCTTTGAAATGCACCGCAGGATCACAGATAGCATAACTAATGCCGACAACAACTGAACAGCTACTAGATAATGTCGTCAAAACTATTCATGCGCGAGGTCTCAACTATGGGCATCCTATTACAAACCACAAGAGGATTGCCGAACTCTGGAGTGCATATTTGGGTTATCCAATCCAGCCAAACGAGGTTGCAGTTTGTATGGCACTGGTCAAGATCAGCAGGCAAGCTGAAGATGCTGCGCACCTTGACAATTACGAAGACGCCATTGCCTACCTTGCAATTGCTAAAAGCATTACAGACGCCATGCAAGACGACTCCGACGATTGGAAATAGCGATGGCATTTAACTTACAAGATTATGAAACAGTCGAGAGCCGACTGGAAAAATGGTGGAAGGATTACCCAGATGGAAGAGTGGCAACGAAACTTGAACAGGCCTCAGACGCTAGATACATTGTTAGTGCTGAACTATTTAAAACGGAAGCAGATCCCAAGCCGTGTGCGACTGGGCTTGCTAGTGAGAGCGTTTCTGATCGCGGCGTTAATTCAACGTCTGCATTGGAGAACTGCGAGACTTCAGCGATCGGCCGTGCGCTTGCAAACGCAGGTTATGCGGCTAAGGGCAAACGTGCCAGTCGAGAAGAGATGACCAAGGTCGCCCGTGAAGAATTTAAACCTAAGTATGGCGCCCCAGGATCTAAGTCGGCTGCGATGGAGTATGCGCTACATCTTGTGGACTCACAACTCAAAGATATTCCTAACGAGCCTGTGCCTGTTGCTTGGTCTGTTGGTGAAAGCGTTACTCAAATTGGTCAAGTACCTGATGCTGGGTTTACTTGTAGGCATGGCAGTATGGTAAAGAAAGAAGGAGTTGCCAAAGGCACCAACAAACCTTATGCAGGCTATGTGTGCAGTGCACCCAAAGCCGAGCAATGCGACGCTAAGTGGGCAAAACTAACAGCTAACGGCACGTGGTTTTGGCCCGACGATTCAGAGCCAGGTAAAGGGGGTGAATAGATGGGATTTATAGAGGTCAGGAACGGTTCAGGCTTCACCTTACGCATGGAAAATGATAAGGAAAGCCTGAGCCCTAGTACCGAGAGATGTGTAGCTTGTAATGACGACAGACTTATACACTCTGGTAATTTCTTAGTATGTACCCAATGCCACTGCAGGCAATAAGGAAGGGAACACTAGCACATGCACGCACAGTTTAAATGTAACGGCTGCAATCGTAAGACGGAGTTTCTATGGCTAGAAGAATTAAATACTCCCGAAGGATTCAAAGCCTATCAGTGCATGGACTGTGGGTGTGTCGGCATCAAGAACATCGCCGAAGCGCTTACTATACCTGACTCGGACATAATCCGATGTGATAAGTGTGGTAGTTGGAAGTTTAACTCCGTGGTCTGCCACACTTGCGCACTAGTTAAGGAGAAGTAATGCCTACAGGTAGACGTAATTCAGGTGGCGACGATTACTACACATCGCGGTGGATATTTGACGGCCTAGGCCTACAGTTTGATTTAGACCCGTGTTCGCCGATAGTAGGCGGTGTCGTACCAGCTAAGAGTAAGTACACAATAGAAGATGATGGGCTAGCGCAGCCTTGGTTTGGCCTAGTTTGGATGAACCCACCGTATTCCAAGCCTACGCCCTGGGTTGATAGGTTCCTATCGCACGCCAACGGTATCGCCCTGGTACCTTTTACCAACGGCAGGTGGTGGTTTAACCTATGGAACCACGCCGATGCCATTATGCCTATTGCCTATAATCACAAGTTTGATCGAGCCGATGGTAGTCGTAAGACCATCACGTTTAATACGGCTCTTTACGGTATAGGCGAAGTAGCTGTGGATGCTATTAATAGGTTTAAATTACATAGGATCAGATAATGAGTGAGTCTGGCTTTGATGAGACATGGTTAGATACAGATGATTTACGCATCGTGACTTGCCGTCTGACCTGCGGTTATGCTGAGTGACTTGCATGCGCATGCTACCCTCTAGTTCGCATTTGCCCCCAAGGCAAAAACGCGAGCCGCAACGCGGCAGGCTCGCGAGGTGTGCACTAGTAGCCACCGCTCTATTTGTAGCACAAATATTATGCCTTGATAAAGCTGCTTCCCAGGTCACTGAAACTACAAATCATTATCGTCAATGGGCCTTTATACAATTAAATGATATAGATGAATTCCATTGCTTAGATTACCTTTACTACAGAGAGTCTAGGTGGAACCCAAGCGCTCGCAATGGTTCGCACTACGGCATACCACAAGGCAGGTCTAAGTACTTAGCAAAGGTAGACGGTTATAAACAGGTTGAATGGGGCATCAAATATAACCTCAGTAGATATGGCTCTATGTGTAACGCATTAGATCATTACAAACGTAAGGGCTGGCATTAGTGGTTAATAAGAAGGCTAAACACCAACGTGCTATGGGTAGTGGTCAATGGAAGAAGTTAAGGCTTATGGTGCTAGACCGTGATGGCAGGATCTGTTACGCGTGTGGTGGTGAAGCTAAAGAGGTGGACCACATATGGCCACGCTCTAAAGGCGGTGACATGTTTGACCCATTGAACTGCGCAGCCATCTGTCGTGCGTGCAACCTAGCCAAAGGGGACCGTTTTTTTAGCCCCACGCCGAC